TATGATTAATTCTTGTGGTGTTGGTTGGGGTGGAAGTGGTGCAATAAATTGACCATCTACATAAGTCCAACCAGGGCTAGCAACATCGCTTTGCACAGCAATAATTGGATTTTCAAATCCAGGCGGAGGATTGCTTGGTTGTGTTTCATATTCAATAACATTGATTACATTAATGCCATCTATGATTGCGTATCTATTCATAATGTTCTCAAAAATAAGCATAAATAATAATTACGCCAGAAGCGCCTGCGCCACCAGCATAACTATCGGTTGCACCAGCAGCACCAGCAGTACCGCCAGCACCAACAGCATAAGAATAAGACGAAGAAGGAGATGTAATTAATTTTCTACAATATCCACCAGCGCCTCCACCTGTACCAGCATAAGCGGTAGTATTTTGTGCGCCACCGCCTCCACCTGAACCATAAGCAGCACCAGCACTACCAGTAGAACCTCCAGGCGGAGCACCTCTACCTCCACCGCCAAAATATGAAGCGCCACCTTCTCCACCAGCAGTATATGAAGCCCCAGATGTTGTATATGCTTGATAAGAACCAGCAGTACCACCTCCAGTAATGTTTACATCACCACCACTAGCTGCTCCACCGCTACCGCCACCAGTACTATTATTTCCACCGCCACCAGTACCGCCATTACAAGTTAAAAATGATGAACCAAAAGTAGTTGTTCCACCAGTACCCCCTGTTGCACCATTAGAACTAGCAGAACCACCAGCACCGCCACCAACCATTTCTACAAATAAATATTTAGCACTCGATGGTGTTGTATATGTTCCTGAACTGCTTGTGTAAACAGTAACTTGAGGCGCGGCAATACTTATTGCAGCCCAAGTCGGTGCGCCAGAAGTAGTGGCTGTTAAAACTTGACCTGTTGTTCCTGCTGCTGTAGCTACAGGTGCGCCACCAGCGCCACCACCATAAACAACCCCATATTGAGTTAAAGCACCAGAAGTTGCCCAAGCACTAGAACTTGAAAAATAAGGTATACCACCAGATGTACCAGCTACAGTTAAAGCTAATGTGCCAGCAGTAGTAATAGGTGAACCAGATACAGAAATTAAGCCTCCTGTAAATGTTTGAGCTACAGAAGTAACTGTTCCTAAACCAGCAGCAGTTGCCCATGTATAACCTGTGCCGTTGTATTGCAAATAAGTGCTTGAAATTGTAGGCGCAGCAATAAATGAAGTTGCCCCAGCACCAGTTTGATAAGGTATTTGTAAATTTGTTCCAGAAGCAATATTTGTAGCTGTGGTAGCAGTTGCAGCATTTCCTGAAATTGCTGTTGTTCCTAAAGCAGTAGAAATTTGTTCCCCAGTTGCCGTTGTTAAAGCCCCTGTAGTAGTCGTGCTATAAACAAGTCCAGATGTATTTGCGCTTGTTCCTGCTGAATAATCTGTTCCAGCAGTTGCAGCAGAAATAGCCGTTCCATTACCTTTTAATACACCAGTTACGCTTGTAGTTAAAGTAATTGCAGGGGTAGTTGTAGCTGTAGCTACAGTACCAGCAAATCCATTAGCAGAAACAACCGAAGCTGAAGTAACTGTTCCGCTACCTTTACCATTAAAAGTATTCCAATCGGTGCTAGTCAGGTAACCATTAGTTGTTGTATTGGCAGCAGCCATACTAATTGCTGGAGTTGCACCACCACTAGAAACTACTGGCGCTGTGCCTGTAACGCTAGTTACTGTGCCTACGCTAATTGACCCACCTAAACTTGTGCTTGTGCCATTAATAGTAATTGCTGAATTAGTTAAACCAGAATTAGGAATATTGGTAAAAGTATTGGTAGAGCCTGAAATTGACTTATTGGTCAAAGTATCTGTTGTTGCTTTGCCGACCAAGGTATCTGTAGCATCAGGTAAAGTCAAAGTCCTATCTACAGTTTGACTTGTTGAAAGCATAGTTCTAGTGCTAGTAGTACCTTCATTAGGGTTAAACATAAGCCGTTTAGTGCTGTCTACTCCACCCTGGACATTGATGTAACCACTAGCGCCTTTGGGGGCTAAATGAATACCAATGCTTGCATCTGTGCCTGTTGCTGATATATGGACAGGATTACCAGTTGCAGCGTTTTCTATAGTTACTTGATTAACTGCGCTTGCAATAGCTGAAAACTTTAATTCAGCGTTTCCATTGGCATCGTTAATTTGGGCTATTACTGGGGTCACAATAGTAGGACTGCCACTTAATACTACATTTGTAGTGCCTGTAGAAGTTGTTACACCTGTACCCCCATTGGCTACAGGTAAAGCAGTACCAGAATAAGTAATGGCTAAAGTTCCGCTTGTAGTAATTGGGCTGCCAGCTATAGAAAAAACAGAAGGAACTGTTGCTGCAACAGAAGTAACCGTACCCAATGGATTTGTAGCCCAACTTGTATTTGTACCGTCAGTTGTTAGATATTTACCACTAGCCGAAGTCTGACTAGGGGCTAAAGCGTTAAAAGCATCATTAGCCGTAGCTTGTCCTGTACCGCCATTAGCTACTGGGACAGTACCAACTAAAGTATGGTTTGCGTTCCAATCACTAGGGCGTACTAATGATGTATCTGCATCATCAGGTATTGTGCTGACTTTACTGTGGGTTACTGTAATAGCCATTAATGTACACCTACAATTTTACCGTTTTCATCTCTTAATACCCGTTTTGGTTGGCTTAATTTATCCATTAAAGCCGCTAATAACTGGGTCATTTGTTGATTGCTTTGGTGCATATTCTCAATTACTGGTTGCAATGGATGATTTTTCATATTTGAATATCCTAATTGGTCTTGCAAAATATTTGCCATGTGAACATTGTCTTGGTACGCTGTTTCACCCGTATCTAAGCCTGAAGATATGCGAGTAGTTTCAATTTTGCCAGCATTTTCAATATAAGCTAATAATAAGTCTTTATTGGTTGTAGCTTCAATCTTCATCTGTTCTAACTGTGCTTCCATCTCTCTATCAGCAGCATTTCTTTGTGCCTCAAGTTGAAATTTCAATTGGTTTTCTTGAGCTTGGTACTCTTGTTTAGCTTTTTCTAACTCATTCTGAGCTTGCATTTTCTGCATATCTAATTGAGCAGCCATTTGAATCTGTTGAGTCTTAGCTTGGCTTTCCATCTGGGCTTTTTGCATCTCTGGGCTAGGTGGTTTAGGTTGGCCCTCGGCTTGTTTAGCTTGTTCTCTAAACTTATCAGCCGTTTCGTCAATAATGCCTTCCATCTGTTTACCAGCTTTAAACGCAGTCACACCAAACTTGAGCATTTCCATGAGTAATGGGGTAAGTTCAGGTGCGGCCTGACCCACAGGTAAGGCAGTTTGTACAAATGAAGATACAGCCGATAAAAAAGCCACCCTGTCTTGCTTTTCTTGCTGCTCATCCTGATAAATCATGGAGTCAGAAGTAACCTCAACTCTGAAGTTCTTGCTGGCTTCGTCTTTTAACAGTTGAATAGCTTGTGGGATGTATTGCTTATCTGCATCAGATAGCTGCATTGCGCCACTAATCTTGACAATGGTTTCATCCGTGTAATGGTTGCAAATAATCTGTGACTTAATTCTTAATAGTTCGGTAGCAAAGTCCACTACATTGTGCTGCATAGTCTTTAAGCGACCTTGAGCGTTATTAGACTTAATAATCTGTGCGCCAAGGGTTTCGTTAGGGTCTGTTTGTCCACGCTGAATATCAGCAATGCCCATGATTTCGTAGATTTGACCCTTAACTTGCTCCATTGCCTGATAAGCAGCCACTAAAGCAGTAGCAAATGGGGTAATGTCTACTAAATCTAATGCGCCTTTCATGCCCTGTTTTTCAGCAAATGCCATCCAATTTTTAACAGGAATTAAAGTGTTGTTTTCGCCTTCAGAGAACAAGCGGCTTAACTCGCTTGAGCTAGCATCGTATACACCACGCACTTTAAGGGCGTTAATCAATCCATCAATACGGTCACATAAGACATCAAGCTCTCTGGCTTGGTCTTGGTACATCGTAAAGTCAGGGATTGGGTCAAGGCCATCGGTTGTGATAGTTGAATAAAGGGGTTTAGGGCAGGGCCAGAAGTTTTCTAATTGAAGTGGGTCATCTCGCTCATCAAGGATTTTGCCCATTGACTTAGAAATCCATAAAACTTTGCCTGTTTCTTTATCCCAGATTTCATAGACTACAGCTTGTGATGAACCTTCGCCCATCTTTTCGTTGTATGTCTTAGAAGAATCGGGCTTAGTATCTAATGGGATACGGTAGCCTAAATCTTCACCAAAGCGCTCTACTAATGCAGGGCGATTCATATAAACTTTACGCCATACTGCGGTTACTTCTTCCCAAGTTCTAGCAACAGTATGACCAAAATCACGCCAATGCACATAGTCAACTGGAGAACACTCGTACTCAATACGCTCTGGGGCTTCTGCTGCTTCTGCGCCAGGCGTTTCTGATTCATCCGTATCCTCTGTAATCTGGTAACCATCGTCAGGTTCTCCCTCGGCTTCAAAGTGTGGCTCGTACCGTACCCATGCTGTGCCTCTGCCGCCTAATAACCTGTCTAATACTGAGTTAGACATAGCGGACTTATAGTCGCTGTAATGCTCTAATTCAAACTCTAAAGCTCGCTCAAGCATCATTGAGGCAACACGACCTATTGGGTCATTGTCCCTAAATCTACGGCTTACATCGGGGCGTGGCAATCTAGCAAAGATAGCTGGGGTAATAACCTGAACATTAGACCAAAGGATATTAAAGCGAGCATTGGGGTTGTTTTGATAACGGGAGTCATCTCTATAGCGCTTAACAATTTTAGTAGCTCTACCTTCCCAATTCTTAAATGTCCGTTCATAGGACATTATGCGGTTGTACCAATCCTCGTAAGAGTGAGCTACTTCGCCTTTAAGTTCTGCCATTAAATTCTCCCACCTGTAGTCCTTTGTTTCTGTTTCCAAAGGTCATTGAGGCTAACATCTGTTTGACCGACAAATAAGCCTTTAATCGAGTCATCTTTCGAGGCAACTTTTTCTTCTTCCCGCCAGGCAATACTTAAATATCTAAACGCATCGGCAGAGTGTGATGTCCAATCGTGTCTGGGTTTATCCCTAAACACTTTCTTATCTTCGTCATACTCTCGCTGGTATTGCCTTAAACACTCTATGCCATCCATGCACTTTTCACCATCAAACCAAGCTCTTTGTAACGCCATGCGACTTGCTTGTATTCCGTCTTGAAGTGACAAATTTGGCACAATTTTCATAGATTCTAATGGAATTTTAGCAGAAAGTTGCTCAATTATCGACTTTCCACCAGAACTTAATGTTTTGGCTCTTGCGTCATGAGGCAGCCAATGAGTTCCATATTGGTACTTTTTAGATTGAATGAGTCCTGTATAAAATGGGATTGATTGCCCATTACTTGAGTGATGTTCTAGGACTCGTATCTCTCCATGTATCACTTGATACCACCAGATACTAGTGCTATCTGTAAAGCCTAAGTCCCAAGCTGTATTTACTTTGTACATACTGTCGTACTTAACCTCGGTAATTCTGCCTTGGTCAGTCAGTAAGCGCATCTCTTTACCGTAGTAAGCGCCAACAATAGCGCTTTCAAAGTCACATTCAAATTCTTGTAGGTACTGGTCTTGGGTCATTGACTTAGCTGCATCTGCTAGCTCTGATTCAGCGATTAAGCCAGTAACACTAGCCCTTAGGGTCTTTACATACCAATCGTCTTTGTTTATGGCTGCGCTATATAACTCCCAGAATCCATTGTGGCCCTTAGGAGTACCAATAAAGACTGCCCAACCTAGTCTGTCTGAGAGTAACGGCCTAATAATCTCGCCCCATATCCTCGGGCGCATATCAGCGTATTCATCGAGAACGATACCGTCAAGGTACAAACCACGCAAGGCATCAGGATTATCAGCACCAAAGAGTCTAATCCTTGCTCCGTTAACGAGTTCGACCCATAGTTCAGATTGATTAGCCTTTGCAAGGACTGGTTGAGAGTATTTCTGTAGATAGTCCCAAGCAATGTTTTTGGCTTGACTGTAATAGGGTGCGACATAGGCGTATCTGCCATCTTCTTTACCTTCGGAGATTGCTCGGTAGATTAGGTCTAGGATACATCCTAGTGTCTTTCCGCAGCGTCTATGAGCTACTATAACAGCCCAACGCTCAGTTCTATCGTGGAAATCCTCAAATACTGTTCTAGGACAGTAGTCTAATTCGACTTCTAGGACTTCTTCCAACTTACTATCATCTTTAATGGTGCGGTTTCATCACTAGCAAGAGTCGTAGGCAATACCTTACCAATTAGACTTAGGAAAGCATTAGGGTTCTCTTGGGCTTGTAAGGCTAAATAAGACTCACCACCAGCCGTATCTAAGGCGTTGAGTATCATCTGTCTAAGAGTAGCGTTACCCTTGTCTAGCGCCCCTTTAGGTCTACCAGCGCCTATTCTAGCGCCACCTTTTGAATTTTTTGATTGTTTTTCAGTCATATATTCTCAAGTAATTGATATATAAGGCTTTTATTCTACACCAGTTTATCCAACAATGTCCACATCATGTAATTTGTTTAATGCTTTGGATAATGCTTCTTTACGCTTGAGTCTTTGGTTAATTCTTTTATTGATTATGTCTGAGTCGCTATTTACATTTAGCTCTGTAGGCGCTTTCTTTTGCTGGCGTTTAGTCTGCTGCTTTTCAAAGGTAGACTCTTTATGCGTTCTAAGCATAGCATCTTCAGCGTTATATGTGTGTGTCATATGTTTCATTGAAATCCTTTGTCATTTGTTTTATTTTAACAAGTAATTGATTTCCTTGTGACTGTAACCAGTCGTTATATTGGGCTACTTGACCATCAAAATTAGTATATGAGGTTTTGTAGGTTTCATCGGGGGCAATTCCTGTGGTTTCGGGGGTCATATGGGTGCTTTTAATGTCGGCTTTAATCCAGTTATGACAAGTCTTACCTACTAATTCCCACCAATCATCTCCACAGATATGCCAGGTGCAAGGAGGCATAATAAATCCACAGGCTCTAATTAAATCTCCACCATATATAGGAATACCAGACATACGCCATTCATCTTTGTTTAAAGTGTCATTGGTACTAACCATATTCCATTGAGTTAGCAGATTTAGCAGTTTTTTATCCCATTCGTTGTCTTGGGGGACTTGGTCATCACAGATGATTCCATACCATTTTTCTAGGGGGAATTTTTTAAATCCTAAGTTTAAAGCAGCTACAAGGCCTATATTGTTTTCAAGAACCTCTACAGTCCATGTGGGTGGATATTCAATTCCATCATACATTTCTGCATTGCCTTGGATAAATACATAGATAAATGCAGTTGCATTGGTATCTTTATAGACTTGAATTAAGTTTTTAAGTCTTTCTGGGCGCTTAAAGGTAGGAACAATAAACATTATTTGTCTATTACATAAGGTATGTGCATTACTTGATAATTGGCTTTTATGCGTTTAGATGGGTATTTAGACAGTTGTTGGATAAAGTCCCAGTCGTGTCCATAGCCATCTTTCCATCTTACATCAAGGTCTTTCTTGTGCGCGATTGCTGAAGTTCCTATATGTCCGTTTTCATGCCAAACTTTTCTAGACTGACCATCTACATAGTCATCCCAATAAACCCAGTCTGTGTCTGTATTCTGAATAATTGACTTTATATGGTCTTGGCCCATTACATCATCTGCATCTAAATAAGCTATGTAATCGTATAAAGCTAGTTTTATACCTATGTTTCTTGTTTTCCCGCCAAAATGCGGTTGTTTGTCTATCAACTTCACTACCACAGGGTAATTAGATGCTATTTCTACTGTTTTAGGGCATCCATCGGCTACAACTATCAACTCACCTATCTTTTGGGCTAAAAAACTATCTATAGCTCGTTTTAGCTTTTTTTCTCTGTTGCTTGCAGCATTAGGGTAATCACCTAGATAACTAGGCATTACTATGCTTATCACTTCATGTATTTTTCGTAAGCGGCTTCTAATTTAGCTTTACGCTTGCCTTTAACATGACTGCGTTCTTCGCTTAAAGCGATTGCCAATGCTTGTTTTTTTGACTTTCCTGCGGCAACTTCAGTCTTATAGTTTTTTCCTACCGATTGGGCGCTGCCCGATTTGTCCATTGGCATATAGTCTATTTCAAGTATTTAAGTTTATAAATGGTGGTATCAATCAATTCTGCTATGTTTGCCAGAATATTGACTAAAGCCTGTTCGTTGGGTAAATCGGTTTGTGCTTCTTCTACAAACTTTTTTAGGGATTCAATGTATTTCAGCGCATCTTTAGGCTGATGATAAACACTTGGAAAGGACTTGATTTGCTCGTAACAGCCCATATATGTTTCTACATAGGAGTCTACTAAATCGACTATATCTTCGTAATAATTACCTAAAGCCTTATGCTGGCTGTATGAATTGGTAGACCAATGGAAAAAATGGGTATTTGTCGCTGAGTGCAACAAAGTGGCAGCAAATAGGGCAACGGATTCAGTCATAATTTAGTCCTTTCATACATTTTACCAATCTTTCGGCAGCTTCGGGGGAATCTATCCTAGAAACTGTGCCTCCCCGCCAGTTATACATAAATAATTCTTGAGCAGGGGTAAATTTAGCGTTTCCTACCTTTACCTCAACTAAAGCACATTTAGAATTAACTCCTATTAACAGGTCTGGGCATCCCATTCCTACCCTAGATAAATCTAAAACGCTTGCTCCAAATCTTTTAAATGTTTGCATTATTTCTGCATGGTTGGCATCGGTGCGCTTTTTATAATGGGTCATAGTTCAAGGGGGTCAAAACCTAATTCTGTAGCGACTAAAGCGGCTCTGCGTCTAAAGGTTGCATCGTGCTTAGACCAGGCGGTTTCGGATTGATGCCGACTTGCATGTATCATTTCATGGGCTACAGTTCTAATAACGGTGTCAAGATGCCCACATTTAGCCATTGAAACGCTTAAAGTGTGCGCCCAATCCTCGCCATCGTCATAACAATAAGTCCCCATTGCGTCTGTGTCCCAATCTACTACAAAGTTAATTTCCTCTGGTAAAGGCAAATTCCACTTAGTAAATGGCTCACAATTACATAAAGTTACATATATCGAAGTAAGGATTTTGGGCGTTAATTTCATACTTGATTAATACATCCTCTAAACTCAAACTCTCCGTTCTCTTCATCACTAACCATAACCATTTCTGGCATTAACATTCTGCCTTGGTCAAATGAAAGTAATACAAATCCTGAACGCCAGTCTTTAGGTGAATCTTCGCAATATTCAAAACTTGAAGACATTGGGTCAGCTAGACATCCAGTTTGAATCCCCCAAAACGTTCCTTGAAAATTTGAGATTGGTTGGCAAGCAAGCACGTGCGTATGCCCAGTAATAATGTTTGTGTTTCCAGCCGCCAACAAATTTGAATAACCTGCCGTGCGGCCACCTTTATAACGGTGTTTTACTACGGTATCTTCACCAATCCAAAAGCTCCAACAAGTTTCCCATTCGGGGAAATGGTATTTAAGGCTAAAACCGTCAACACCGCTATATTCAGGGACTTTGTTAACCAACCATGCTTCATAACGCATATCGTGGTTACCCAGTGTCCATATGAGTCTACAGCCAGCTGGTTTATGTTTAAATATTTCATCAAGATGATAACGACAAGCCTTTAATTCGTCTAATACGGTTGGTTTTTGGTCGTAATTAATAGATGGAAAACGGCTAAGAACTTGCCCGTCAAACGCATCGCCATTACAAATAATGACTTGAGGCTTAAATTCCTTAATCATTATTAATAATGCTTTAAACGCTGTGGTGGTGGTATCGGTAAAGTGGGCATCACTAAAAACTATGACCCTTTTTACTTTATCAACATCTATGCCTCGCCTAACATTATGGGGAGTTTGTTCTATTTTTTTAATTTTGACCTTTTTTTCTTCTCGTTGAGAATTAAAGGTAGGTAATTCAATCTTATGGCGCAATTCAATGGATTGCCGTCTTGCAATCATAGACCTAGCATTTAAACCAAAATGTTTACCAACAAGAGTTGGACTACCTAATTCTTTCCAAACTTGAATAAATTCTTTATCACTAATATTTGATTTAAATGGCATAAAAGCCCTATAAGTTAACCTACACTAATAAATCCTTGTTCAAAAAGTTGACCAATGGTACTACGGTGTGCAGCCTCCCACACCTCAACCCTTTGGGCCTTGTCAAACGATTTGCCCTGGTCAATATTCGCATGACAACGATAACAGAGAGAGGCAATTCGATAATCTGCAGCTTTAAGTCCTCTACCTTTGCCGTCACGAAGCTGATTACTGTGCGCTGCAACAACTGTCCCATCTTCCATTCCGCATAATTGGCAAGGTAATTGTCTGGCTAATTCTAATAGTTTTTTATTACGATACATTAGCCCACTTATACCATTCCGAGTAATACTCTTTAAACGAATTAAATCCGTTTCCAACATGGATACACCTTCCTTGTGGCTGCACTAAATAAAATTTATCAATAACAGTCTGTTTATCAGTATTTCCTATAATAATCAATACGATAAAGTTAGGTAAACCAGCTAGAGATTGTAATAGTATCTTTTGTCCAGCGCTAACGGTTTCTTTAGGTCTTTTCCATTCCATAACCAAAAAACGCCCTTTTCGCTCACATATACCGTCTACATTTGAGGGTACAAAGTTAGGGTTATCTAATATAAGACCCTTAAATTCACCATAATCGGTATGGGAAGGGTTTGAACGCATAAGTTTCATGTTTAATTTGTTTTTACGGCTTCATTATTTATAGCAAAAGACTGACATATTTTTAAAGCAATTCCAATTTGGTCGGCATGAGCATAAGACACAAAGGCATGACCAGCTTGCACAGCATAATTAGCAACTGTAGCTGGCGTTATTGGAAGTCCATGATAATGTATCATTTCTCTTGTGCCTTTCTTAATATTGCTTTAGCAAATTCAATCACCAATCTGTATTCAGAATAATGAAACATATCTGCCGCCATTTTTAATATTTCCTCATCTGTTAGTTCTTTTAGTTGGCTAGAATTAAACTCATGGTTTACTTTGTGCTTTTTAATTGATTTAATAATTGTGTTCATAATGTAGCTATTTTGTCTTCTAATTCTTGGGCTACATCAGTTAAAGAACAAGCTAATTCATGGGCTTTATTAAATTTTCTAGCTAATAAAGCGTCTAATAATTCTTTTTCTAAATTTTTAATTCTTAATAATGCGTCAGCCCAATCGTTCATCGTGTCATTTTCTCCAAGTTACGGTTGCTTGCTTGTTCGGTTCGCCAAGCATCAAACTCCATTTGGGCTACAGTCATAGTCCATTTAAGCCGTTCTACATTTCTGGTGGCTAATCCAATAGCTTTGCAATGGTCTTGATATTCTTGGCTTGCGCTTGCATCACGCTCTTGAGCACCTAAACTTGATGCCCCAGACTCAATCATTTTAATTGCTTTAAGACTGCTCTTAAACGCATCTAACTCGGCTAATTGCCCCTTAGCAACTGAATAAGCATCTTTGTTGTCGTTAATTGTTTGAATTGCATCGTGTGGGTCAAAGTCGTTCATTTAATAACTCCCAAGCTGTTGCTGCACATAAAGGGACTTGTCCATTTCCAATGGCTTTAAGTCTGTCCACCGTATCGGCCACCCCATTAACCACTCTACAAACATTGGGTTCGGTCGACCAGTTTTTTTTGTTATATCTCTCAAGGCTTGATTTAATGGATATTGTGCTGGTTGACCTGATGGCCTTATTGGTTTCCAATTTGCCATTGTTCCCCTTATTGCATCGCTTGCTCCTGGTGTCGACCATTGTTCCATTCGTTTTTTTAACGCTTTGCGACTGTTGCTGCCCCCGTCTATTCCCGTTGTTGGAGTGTGAAAAAAATTCACATTGTTGGGTATTCTTTCCGACAATCCAAATTCGTTCTCTAAGATGGTTTGCGCCAACATCGGCTGCCGAAAGCACTCCCCATTCCGCATCGAACCCCATTTGAGCCAAATCTCCAAGGACAACTCCAAGTCCTCTAGAAGTGAGCATTGGGCTGTTTTCCACAAAGCAGTATTTGGGTCGTACTTCGCCAATAATTCTTGCCATGTGTTTCCACATTGAACTTCGGCTTCCAGTAATTCCCCCCCCCTTCCTGCTGCTGAGATGTCCTGGCATGGAAATCCGCCAGATACAACATCAACAATTCCTTGCCATGGTTTTCCGTCAAAGGTTTGAACATCATCCCAAATCGGGAAAGGCGGGAGTATTTTGTCATTTTGTCTGGCGACAAGTACGCTAGCTGGGTAGGGTTCCCATTCGACTGCACAGACTGTTCTCCATCCAAGGAGATGTCCCCCAAGTATTCCTCCACCAGCGCCTGCGAAAAGAGCCAACTCATTCACTTAGCCGCCAATCCAAGGCCAACATTGCCTATAAAATAACCAATAAATGCTAGTCCTAAACCAACATTACCTTTATTAAATAAGTCGATTGCTACGATTAAATAGACAATTCCGACTGTCCAGATGAGCCATTGAGCCATATTCCCCATTCCCCCTTATTTCCTAGTAACCATTGTTCTTTGTAATCTATTAATTGCTGTTCAGGTAATTTATGTTTAACAATGTATAAACGCCACCAATTTAGCCCTTTTTTGTGTCGTAAACTACACAGAAATCGAACTCCGCACCGATGCAAGTCTACTTCTATATTGCTGCATTGATTCGCCTGGTCGTGGGTTAAGTCCAATTTTTTTACCATGTTCCATAGTAAGAGAATCGCTACTATACCAAGGAAGTTTAGGTCTTTCAGACTTAACTGTTAGGTCTATTTCATCCTCAAAACGCTCCTGATTGAGCCAGCTTGAGGGATGGCTTATAAACTCTATATCGGTTTCTTTTTGCTTCCAGTATTGAATATGGTTAGGCAAAGCCTTTAACGCTTCCATTTGTTGTTTACTGGTAAGTTTAAGCCAAGCCGTTCTTGCCATTTTTTTACCCACTTTGCGAGGATATTGCTCCCAAAAATCATCAAACATTTGCTTCCGCTATTTTTTTATCAACCAAAGTAACCATTAAGTTAGCAATATAAAGGGCTTGACCTTCTCCATTAGTCGTTACATTAACTCCATTACCTTTAGCAATAATCGTAACCGTAGCAATAGTTTCGCCCTCTGCTTCAATTCTGTCCTCAGTAGTAAAAGTGGTCATTTTTTCCTCAATTATTTTGTCGCTTCCTACATTAGTAGTATAAGTTATCATCCGCAAGTCCTTATCCAGTTATCCCCTGACTTCTGCATTACACAACCGTCAATCATTTCGTTTTGTTTGTATTCTTTAACGGTTACTTCTGATTTCTGGCAACCAAATAACATTAAACAAAGTACGATTAAAAGTGCGTTCATTACCAGCCTTTAGGCGATTGTGGTTGCATTGGTGATGGTGGAATATAAACATTTGTGTTTATAGGCGAAACTAAAGGCGCTTCTATAGTTCCCTGATAATTTCCAGTTGCACCGTAGTAGTTTGTTTGATTACCGCTTGATTGCGCCATGCCCTGATATTGACCTTGTGGGCCGTAATAAGCTGCGGTATTGCCTGTTGATTGGACATTGCCCAGATATTGACCCTGTGGGCCAAAGATAGCTTGAGCGTAACTAAAGTTACAGACTAAGTATCCAACAATCATGCCTGCTGTAAAGTTTGCTAGTTGTTTCATTTGATTCCCCTTGGTTAAATTACAAGGGTAGTATGGTTAACTTATGTTAATAGGTCAACATTTATTTTATAGGTGTTTTCCCTATGTGTTGTAAATTTACAATTTCTGTACGCCACCAAACTTCACTTGCAATGTATGACTTTAAGTCTTGCCGTTTCGTGTAGTAGTAGGTTTCAGTTAAATTGTGGTTATTCCAACCACTTAGTCCTGTAGGCAGGGGTGTAATTTCTAATTCCATTAAATCATTCATATCTCTTTCTCCATAGAACGACCAACCATCATTGATGGGTTTTATGCAAGTGATGTATGCCGTTTCAAGGCTGTCCAAGTCGGCTTGCACCGATTACTTGAGGGTTTTGCAGGTGTCGACCCTCGCTCCAGTTCATTCACTAACTGGCCTCAACCCCATCTAACCTATTTCGCTGGTTTTTTGCGACACGGTAACCCGAATATAACGCCAGACCAAAAGAAAAAGCTCCATTCAACTGGGCTGGGGTCTGGAAAGATGACAGAGTAGCTAAACTAGGTAGTCAATCCAGCCCATGTGAATAGAGCCTTATTGCTATCTGTCGAGTTTTCCAGACCTGACAGCATTATTTTACTACAAATATTTGTCCATGTTGTATTCCCCATGAAATCCAAAGCTGGGAATGTTTGTGGCTTCCCGTTCATAACTAAATTCCCTAGCTAATTCCTCTGGGGCAAAGCGTACGCCATTGCGTACAAGATAGTCCCTATTAATATGGCATATAAGGTCATCTTCATTGCGGTCTTTATAAACAAATTCATCTTTGTGGGTTAAATCCAACAATTTTTTGCTTCTTAGGGAAAACCCTCCGTTACCAACCCTAAAGCCTTCAGGATGCCAAGGCCATACCGCCCCAATGTAGTCATAGTTTAAGAATCGTGGATTCCAAGCGCTTTTGTTAATAATCCAGCCATCCCATTGCATCAGTAAAACAAAGTCAGTTTTGATGTATTTATGCAACTCATAGATAACAAACTTGGAATACTCTTGTTTGCTAGAAATATTGGCATCTATAAAAACCTCATCCCCAAAGGTAATTTGGCGTTTACAGCGTTCCATCGCTTTTTTAGCCAGAATTGGCTGGGCAGAGTCTATCGCGCAAAGGGTGACATTTTCTAAGAACATAGGTTTGGCTTTGGTAATAGTTCAGGCCATACTAAATGCCAGGTGGTCGGAAAAAGGTCTTGGCGGGTTACAAGTTTATGGCTAACGACTTCTAACCTAGCTGCCAACTCCATCATCTTTCCATGTGGGATTCCATGCGTTTTCCATTTTGCGACTGCGGCTGGGGCAACGCCTACCATTCGAGCTACTTTGCAAGTACCACCAAGAAGCTCAATCATGGCGGGTTCTGTTATCTTTATGTTCATTTAACTTATCTTATCAAAAAAACAACATTTAATCAAATAGTTGACATTTTGTATTAACTTGGATTAATATTGAAATGTAGCAATTTTGCTATGTATTTAAGGGGAACTTAAATGGATGAATTACACCAAGTAATGCTTGAACATGAAGAATTTTTAGAGGAAGCTCTAGAAGCTATGGAGTGTGGATGGCCCACCCAAGAACAAGTTGATTGTATTCGCGCAGCTTGTGGCAAACCTGTTGAGCGTAAAAACCCAGTTTTGACTGCGATTTTTAATGACTACGCTAAGATATTTGGAGGCAAAAATGTCGCAATCTGAAAGCATTAAAGAATTAGCAACTGCGCTGTCTAAAGTTCAAGGTCAACTAACATTTGCTAAGAAAGACTCCGCTAACCCATTTTTTAAGTCTACTTACGCTGACCTAGAGTCGGTATGGGATTCTTGCCGAGAGGCTTTGGCTAAGAATGGTCTAGCCGTAATACAAATGCCTGGCAATTTCTTTGAAGGGCGTATGTGGCTAATTACCAGACTTGTGCATAGCTCTGGCGAATGGATTGAACAAGAAATGAGCGTTCCTGTAACTAAACCTGATGCACAAGGCGCTGGGTCTGCGTTAACTTATATGCGTAGATACGCTTTAGCCGCTTTTGTAGGCATTGTGCAAGCAGATGACGATGGCAATGCAGCAGTTCAGCCAAAACCAATTAAACCCGCTTTAGTGAAGGAAATGTAATGGCTTTTATTATGAAAGAAGGCTCATTTAGCCTGTTTAAAAACAACCGTAAAACTACTGATAAACACCCAGATTACACAGGGTCAGTAATGATTAACGGTAAAGAGCGTTGGTTAAGTGCTTGGGTTAAAGAGGGCGTTAAAGGTAAGTTTTTCTCAGGTTCTATTGGTGACATTAAACAACCCGTAGGCTTTAAGCCTAAAGGGGAAGATGAAATTCAAGACGATTCTGTACCATTTTAGGAGTTAAAAATGATAGGCTCGATTAAAGATGTAATAGAAAATAAAGCAGTTCGCCATACAGACGAATTTGGAGTTGATGAGGAAAGAAGTTTAATTACCTTTGAGGCTAATGATTTTCAAGACATCCTTAATCTTGCTATTGAAGTAGGATTTAATCGAGGCAAAATAAGGGGAATTTTAGATGACGGGGAATCAGAGTAAAGAATCGGGCCATTGGTACTGTGCAGTAACGGGGCAACCCAGATATACAACCATTGGTAAAAATGGCAAAGAACGCAATACAACGCTGCGGGATGCCAAAACAGATAACTTAGTACCATCGGTATCCACTATAAATGGTCTTTTGGCTAAAAATGGTCTTAATACATGGCTACAAACTGAGGTTTTAAAAGCTACGCTGGCTAATCCTAGAATAGCTGGCGAAGATGAAAAAGACTACATTAGCCGAGTTTTAGATTTGTCTAAAACTAAAAGCAGGGAAGCTGCCGACAGAGGTACTTATATTCATGCCATCGTGCAGTCATATTTTGAACAAGATTTTTTACCAGAATGGCCCGTTTATGTTCACCGAGTCCATGAAGCGCTAGATGCCCATTTTGGCAAGCTAGATTGGGTCGCTGAGAGGTCTTTTGCTAGTTCTGAGGGGTATGGTGGCAAATGCGACCTTTTTTCCAATGGGGTCGTTATAGACATTAAGACTACGGAAAAATCCCCTGGTGAACTAACACCCTATTACGAGAATACACTACAGCTTGCAGCCTATAGGGAAGGTTTAATGCCAGGCGCTCGTTGTGCTAATGTTTACATTAATGCCGATACCCATGAGGTTGCAATTGCTGAACATAGCGAACAAGACCTAAAAGACGGATATGAAGCATTTTTAAGTTTATTAAGGGTATACAAGCTCAAAAATAAACTACAATAATTACGGGGCGGTGTGATTTTATTTCCCCTTTAAAATCTCTTTCAATGAAGATGCCGCCCCACCTGTATAAATAACCATTAGGGTAAGTCCCTATTAACTATTATTAAACATAGGACTAATCTGTAGTCTTTAAGGGGAAACAAATGGAAACAACATTGCAACGCAAATCAAGAATTAATGGGGATGATTTAGCCGCAAATAGTCAGTTTAATCACGCAAAAGATTTTTTTGCTGGTTTGGCAACTTATGAAATTACACCGTCATTTGGCACATCATTTTCTGTAACTCAAATAACGCCTAGAGGTCAGGTATCTGGCTGGGCTAAAGATTATGATGCTGCTTTGGCTATGGTAGAAGAATGGAAAACTGCAACGCTTTGCAATGGCTATAGAAATTTATGGCAATAAATAAAATGTATGTGGGCAAAGCCCCATGCGATGATTGTAGTTTGTTTGAAAAGTGCAAAAAAGAAAAATTAGCTTGTAAACAATTTTTTAGATTTGTTTTTTATGGGGAGTTTTTTGCAGATGCACCAAGAAACCCTAACCATGATTTATTTATTAAAATATTTAATGATAAAGATAGGTCGGACATTAGGGCTTTATTTCGTAAACTAAGGGGAGAAACATGAAAGAAATATTACTAGGCGGCATTATGGGTTTTGTTATTGTGTTAGTTGTAGCCACAGCTTTTTATATTAGATGGGGGCATTTCTAATGAAAGCATTTCCTACAAAAAATGAAAATTTACCAAATGAATCACAAGGCATGGATTTGCGGGATTATTTTGCTGCTCATGCTATGCAAGTATTGTTAAAAAGAAAATTTGATAAAAATTCAAATGAGGCATTTCAAATAGAAATGTTAACAATAGATGCTTATGAAATAGCTGGCGAAATGATGAGGGCTAGAAATGACTAAAAACGACAAAAAACTATTGGGTCAAATGATTGAAGCTGGGCGCTTTAGTTGGGATATTTACGAGGTACTTTGTGAGCAAAATGCCCTTAAATCTAAGGCTTTAATTAAGTCAATGGGCAATAAATGGGTTTGCCATAAAGACAATCAGGTAAAACGCTTAGAAATTCCTGTAGACCTTTTAAATGCCCATCGTGGTTCAAGGATTTTGAATCATTTTCAAAGCAGCAAATTTAACATCCTCAACTCGTCTGAGCCAGCCTTTACCAAAAGTAGCAAAGGTGGGTAAAGACTCATAAAAGCTAACTTTACGATTACTAAACCCCTCGATAACATCTTGGGGTTTTTTTTGGTCTATAAGCTGAATTGTGCGTGGACCTATTTGACCGTCAGGAACGCACCCTAGGCTTTCTTGTAAGAGTTTGACTGCTCTGCCTACGCCCATGTTTACGGCAGCATCAAAGACCGCATAATCGACTCCCAAAGGAAGTTGTGGCCCATAACAGGCTGTCCAATATTTAGCTTTATAAAGGGGAGCTACTTGGTCTTTAGTTAAAGCCTTCATTTCTTTTTCTGAGGACTCTCTGCCAACCCATGCTTCCCAAGTCTTTTGAGTAACTCCAAGGTTAGTCCTGCCGCCTGGGTCTTTTGGGTTATTAACATACCCACCTTCAGACTTTAACAATAAAACCAAGCAATTTTCAAAATTATTTTGCATTAAAAATGCCAATTTGCTCTGATAACCAACCCTGCAAAGATACTAATTGCTGAGTTGTCATTGCACATTTTTCAATAAATTTAGGGTCGGTGGGGGTGCCATCAGTTGCGTTGGGGGTAGCGGAAATTGTGCCTGTTTGATTGGTACTGGAGAGGCGCATCCCACCATAAGTACGCTTAATAAGGGCAATACGATTTTCATAGTCATTTTTTACCTTTTCATTAACGAGGGTTGCTTCTTTTGCTTTGGCTTTAATTACAAATTCTTGTTCTTTAGCGGCTAGCTCTACTTTAGATACATAAGCATCATATTTAGCGGATTCGTATTTGCCGTATCCAAGACCAGCTACAGCAAGCACAGCACAGGCAGCATAAATATAAATTGAAATGGGTAGAGGGAACATATTAGTCCAATGGTAGGGTTGTAAGAAACCTTAAAATAGCAACAATAATGCCGATACAAATAAGCAAAATTCCGTAATAACGAGGGTCAATAATATTTTGCACATACATAAAATTATCATAAACTACGCCTAGAACGGCTACGCCAAAGGCAAACCACATAGTTCTTGAGTGCATTGGGCGTTTTGCCCGCCTCATTTTACAATATGACCGTTACCGCCTAGCCAAACTAAAACGCTAACAACAATAATTCCAACCGCCCAAAATAGTCTTTTAACAACTGTTTCACCTACCGATGTATAAAGGTTTTTAACTACTCTTTCGGTGACTTTTTCAACTAAATCTTCTAATTGCTCATCAGTAAGTTCAAGGCGGTTATCAGACATATTACGCTCGTTTTTTAATAATTTTTTTAGCCGTTTTTTTAGCAACTTTTTTTACGGGTATTGAAGTAAAAGCAGGAAAATCCCATAATTTTATTTTGGGCATATAACCTAATTTATCGAACAACCAATTTATTTGAAATTTAAACATAATTAAGCCGTATAAGTTCCTGAACCAGTATATTTAAGAATGGTGTTTGCACCGCTAGTAGTTACTGTTGGGCTGCCTGTTTTAACGCCTGAATAAGAAGCGGTTGCCATAGACAAATAAATTACTCCTGAACCGCCGTTTGCACCTCCACCAGAACCAGAAAATCCACCTCCACCAGAACCAGTATTTACCGTTCCTGCTGTTGGATTTGTAGAATTTGTACCACCATTTCCACCACCGTTTGCACCTGCGCCACCACTTCCAGCACTATCGCCACCACCACCACCACCTCCAGCTAAAAATTGAGAAGTGCCTGTAATAAGGGTTTCTGTACCAGCACCGCCAGCGCCACCAGAACCACCACCACCGTTTGCACCTACAGCGCTAGAACCACCACCACCACCCCAACCAGTTCCAACTGTACTTGTGCCTCCTGCGTAACCATTTGCTGAAGCGCCTCCACTACCTAAATTACTACCGCCACCGCCTCCAGTTGCATCAACAACGCCAACAATTAAACTTGAACTACCATTAGTGCTGCCAGCACCGCCAGCGCCAATAGTAATTGTAAATGTATTGGCAGGAATAGCAGTTAATGTGCTTGCAACAAATTTACCAGCACCTCCACCACCACCATAACCACCATTTCCACCACCGCCACCGCCCCCTACAGCAAGGTAGGTAATAGTGTAAGAACCTTCATTAACGGTTACAAACTTTTGCCAATTACCCGCAATATAACCTTCATAAAACCCACCAGCATCAGTGTTATAGCGCATTAATCCACCAATAGGACTAGCAGTTCTAAGCGATGTATTTCCTACTGGAAGATAAATTTCATTAGTTTTATCACTAAGGTCAAAATCTACATTAGAAATAGCTCCACCTGTAATAGCTACTAAATCAGCATCTTGATAAGCCATTGTGCCTAAAGCGGCTATAAGTTCATCTACATAATATTTGGTAGCACCGTCTTGTGCGCTTGTAGGGTCAGCAAGGTTAATAATACGGTTTGTACCCATATTAAGGTTGCCAGAAGCGGTTGTTTGACCATCTGCTGCAAGAGAACCCGTCAATGCGTTAGCAATGTCTGTAAGTGTGTTATTTGCCCATGTAGAAGAAATAGTAGTACCTGTGACTACTGGATTTCCTACGGGAAGGGAGTAAGTACCTGAACCATTGCGTGACATTATTTAATCTCCTTGTTGATTTGTTGCTGTACCCAACATTTGAGTCATTAACAAACGAGCCATACGCTGTTGTTCAGGAGTCATTCTTTGTTGGTTAATAACTTCGGGCGCAGCACCAGACCGCATCATTGCGGCTAATTTATTTACGCTTGCTTTACGAATTTGAGTTGCGGCAGCCCTTGAACCTAAAGCACCAGCAGCTAAAGTAGTTCCTACTATTGGATTAGCGGCAGTTACTAATAATGGGGTAATAGCTCCTACTGTGCTTGTTGGGGCAAATTTACCAAAGAAACGCAATACATTTTGAACATTACTTCCTTCTGCTGCATCCCGAATAGCTTGCTGTTCAGGCGCAGTAAATAAACGCATTTTTCTTTCACTTTTAGCCAGTTGGCGTAATTGTTGAGATAGTGAATTTTCAATGCCAGACATACTAAATTTACTTTTGTCTAACTGAGCATTAGCTAACATATCGTCAAATACTTCAGCTTTACTCATTTTGCTGTAAGTATCTCTAGCTTGTTTCCATGCAGTTAAACCTTCTTTAGAACCACCAACAATAGATGTTTCAGGAATAGTAGCAACATAATTATCAAATTCAGTTTTTAAAATGCTGCCTAAACGCTTTTCTTGTTCATCTGTGCTTTTTTGTGCGCCTTGAATAAATTTTCTTAAAGTGCTTAATTCAGCAAAATCTTTAGGAGTTTTAGATTGAAGTTGTTTTAAAGCAACAGCAACTTTAGGATAAAGGTCTGGGTCATAGCCTTCTTGGCGTAAATCATTGCCAATAGTTTTCATTGTTGAAGTAAATTCTTTGGTGTTAAGTTCTACACCAGATTGTTTAGCTTGAGTAAACAAACGCTTAGATTCATCAGCAAGTTCTTGAGCGCTTGGAGCATTAGCAAATTTAGTGCCAATGTTAAGTCCAAGGGCTTTATTTGCCATGCTTAAACCTTTGCCAGCAACAGGAATAGCTCCACCAATAGCAGCATCAACAATAGCTTTTCTAAGTTGTTCAGCATATAAATCGCCACCAGTTTTACCTGTTTCTTCTGGAGTTAATGCACCGCTTGTAGCGCCAAAAGTAAGTCCTTGAGCAATATTGCTACCTAAACTAGCGCCAGCAGGTAACGCATTAGCTTTAGCAAAGCTGGGAATCATGCCAATACCTTTAGCCATGCCAACGCCAGGCAATACAGCGCCACCAATGCGACCACCTATATAAGCCTCTGGGTTAGCTTCTTCGTAAGGTTTTGCTTGTTGCGCTAAATTTTGAGCAAATTCGCTAGTTCCTAGGTTTCCACCAGTAGCTAATTGAGCAGCGCCCACCACAGGGTCAATAAACGATTTAGTAGCGCCAGCTAATACAGATTCTAAGGGTCTAGGTTCTGGTTGAATATTAGTTCTATTAGTAATGCGAGGTCTACCCATTGCAGCGCCACCGCCCGTACTTTGCCATACGGGGTTTTCAGGTGGCAACATAGCAGGTTGAACAACTGGTGCGCTAGGTTGAGAAACGCTTACAGAAGCTTGTGGGCTTTTGTATAGCTCTTGAGCTTTAGCAATAACATCAGCTTGAGAAGCACCTTCTGGGCCTTCAATAACAATGGTATTGCCGTCAGGGGATTGAACTGTATATTGAGCCATTATCTACTTGGGGTAACTGAAATAACAGACCATTGACCAGGCGTTTCGTTTGGCAAACCAGACCTTTTACGCACATTTTCAATGCCTTGTTTAAGGTTATCTTGAAATTCTCTAGCAGCTTTAATAAATTCTTTTTCAGATGTAGATAAAGACATTCGATTAAGGGCGGCAGTCGCTTTAGCGCCTTCAATTTCAGTAATTTGACCAGCACCTTTAAGGCTTTCAAACGCTTGTAAAAAACCTTGTCCTTCAAGTTGTTTAAATCTTGCTTTAAAGTCTGATACATCTGTGCCAGGTATAAATCCAGCAGCGCCAAATCCACTTCCAATACCAGAAGCACCTACAGCACCAGAAAAACCAGCGTGAGGCTTTTCTTTTCCATAAACAATGTTGCCTTTAGAATCAACCGTAGCGCTTCCAATCATGGCATCAATATTCTGAGCAGCGTTGTTCATAAATTGCATTGCAGCAGGCGCTTTTTCAGCATATTCAGCTTGGCGCTTACCTTTGTCAATATCAATTTGTTGTTGAACTTTGGCAGATGCTACTGGTTGGCTAGATTGACCATCTTGACCAAGCACTTGTAAACGATTCATCCAGCTAGGCAAATATTTAGCTTGTTCTGGGTCATTTTGAACAATTTTTGTATAATCTACTGCTCTTTGTTGCAACATTCTTGCTGGGTCACCATTGGTTTGTGCCAATAATTGTTTAGCATAAGCTGGGCCTTGATTAACTGCCGCATCAAACGCAATTTCAGCCGTTTTAGCAGGTAAATTATCAGCACCAATAGCATCCCAATAACGGGTTTTATACAACGATACAGCCTGTTCTTTAGTAAGTTTAGATACATCAATATCTGGGTTAAATTTCTGATTAATACCAAAATTAGCAGGTGCGCCAGATTTACCATCTTTAGCTACATAACCGCCTTCAAAACTTAACACTTTATTAACTGAGCTACCAAAGTTTGCAGGGGCATTATTAGCTGGGCTTGTTGCTGGTAAATAACCTTCAAAACGAGCTTTAGCAGTATCAAGGTCTGGGCTAACTGAACCAGCCCTAAAAGTTGCTTCTGGGGTTGGGCTATTTAAGTTAACAAATCCAGTTATTTTATTGCCGTCAACAGTTCTTTCTGATTTTTCCCATTTAGGTTCTTTAAACAACTGTTTAGCAATTTCTGAACCCAAAGCATTTGCTCTAGTTCCTTGTGAGCCAAGTAAACGAGCCATAGCTGCTTGAGGATTTGGTGCAGTTGCGGGAATTTCAGGAATAGCAGCTTGAACAGGAATATTTCCACCAGTTTGTGTTGGGCCTTGTTGAATTAACTCAGGAACGCCAGCTTGTGCTGGAGCGCCTTGGAATAATTTCATACCTTGGGTAATATCACCCATTTCTTGTTCACGAATTTTTTTAGCTAATGCAATTTGTTCTGTGTCGGCTGTTTCACCTATTCTGTTGCCAATATAGGATTGAGCTAAATTACCAAGAAATTGCCAAGGACTAGCACCAACATAAATATTGCCAATCATTTGTCCTTGAGGTGTTTCCATGCCTCTTTTTAAAAGCATTTGACCTAATGCTTTTTGGCGCTCTAAACCGAGCATTTCTGGGTTTGTGTAATCAGTAGCCATATCAAGCACCTAACAAAGAATAATCAACCATCTTATAGCCATCGTCTAATGTGATAACGGCATAAGGAATGACTTTTTCTACTTCTTGAGCCATTACGCCTCTAAATCTTCCATGACCTGCTGTGTCTTTGTATTCTGGTTTGTATTCAAAATCATATACATTTAAGCCATTTGCCATATATCCAATTAACTCAATGTTTTCTTTCATGCGAATATCTGAAAACATTTTTGTAAATGTGCCAGTAGGTGACATTAATGAAGCGCCACCAAGGGTAAACAATCCGCTTAACAAAGCATTATTTTGAGCATTTTGAGCATTAGCATTTGCTTGATTACTTTGTTGTGTAAGACCCATTGCGGATAAATAATCTGTACCGCCTGTTGCTTGTTGATTGTATGGGGTTACATATTGATTTGGTGCTGCAATACCTTTAAGTAATGAACCAACTTGCGCTGGGGCCATATATTTAGCCAAAGCTTGAGTAAATGCTTGATTTTGTGCGCCCATTCCAAGTTGTTGGTTAGCTAATTGTTGTTGATATGCAAGGTCATTGGCTGACATATTTTGGGCATTAACTCGTAAAGGCTGAGTAAATGATTGCTCTTGACCCGTAAGATTAAGTCCAATTTGACCCGCTTGCTGCCCAAATACTTGTTGATTTGCACGCAATCCTGTGTCCATGCCGCCAACTACTGCGCTAGTCCTAGCATCGTTTTCTTTTTGACTTTGTAAAGTCATTGCTGTTTCATAAGCTTTAGTGCCTGGCACAATACCTTGATTAGCAAGTTGAGCGCTTAAAGATTGTCTATCGCGTTCTATTGCTGGCTGTAAACGAGCCATAATTCCTTGTTCGTAACTTTGCCCTGGGTTAATTCCAAAAGTAGGCAATTTAGATTGGTTTATTTGAGTATTTACATTGTATTGAGGCAATGACTGTAATTGCGTAGCAGGGTTAAATTGTTGCTGATTTAAGCGTGAACCAAAATAATTCATACTGGGCATATCGCCTACGCTATTAAAAGTAGGGGAAGTTAATGGATTGTTGTAGGTATTTGCCATTACTCCAAAATTGCCACCTATTGCACTTTGTAATCCACTTGGTAAAGTTTGATTAGCAGTCCATACGGGATTACCTTGAGCGTCGGTAGTTTGAGAATAACTTAAATTGCCATATGGAGTATTTTGATTAACTCGATTAGCATTAGTCGCATTTTGAGCATTGGCTAAATTTGCAGCCGCAGTATCTTGAGCCGCTTGAGAATAGTTTGGCGTAGAAACCGTTTGAGGTTTGCCAAAAATACTTTGTGTAATACCGCCTAAAATTCCTCCACCGCCACCCATATCATGCTCCTTTTAAGGGCGCATTAATGTCGAGCCATCGACAATTCTCACGCCTCATTGCTAATATAACTAAATCCCCATCTTCATGGGCATCTTCGATATACGCTTTGTCAACAAAACCAAGGTGTCGGTCTAACTTTAGGGCTTCTTCATTCGTAGAAGCCACAGTTGCTAGTATAACCTTAACCCCTAGTTTATTAAAGGGATAATCAAAAGCTGCCCACAATAAGTCTTTACTAATCCAATTTTCACCAATTGAACCAACATGCATTTGGCACGATTTAGCCATAAACCCACAATACCCTATTACTGCTATCAAATTACCGTCTTTTTCTTGTCCAATACAAGTAGCATTTTCTGGGAGTTTTTCGTTAATTATTCGACCCAACCAAGCCCTTAAATAATCTTGATTATCAGTAACAACAACCCTCAAAGAATACCCCCACGCTCCATTACATAATCTGTTGATGCCCAATGAACATCAATTCCTTGGGAAGCTATTTTCATAACTACCCCACCTGAATACCCAATACCTGTAACGCCTTGCCAAGACTTAGTAATACTAAGCGCACCACCCCATTGAGAAGTGTCCCAAATAGCGTTATCCCATGAACCAATAGCGGCATTTTGAGCATTAAATGACACACTTCCAAGGTCATTTTGAGTGGCAAAATCCACATTAATACCAGCTAAAACGCTAGGAACGCCATTATCTGTCTGAAAAATAGGGCGAATCATTGTAAAACGCTTGAGTTGCCCTCTGGCATCAAAATACGAATAAGCTTGTTGAGCTTCGGCATTAATATTATTGCCATCGTCTGAATAAGCGCTCCAAAAATGGCCTACATATCCAGTTCCACCAAAATACATTTGGTCATTAGATAATTCCCAACATTGGGCGTTTAAATTACTAAAACTTGCCCAAGACTTAGAAATAGTATTCATTACAAATTGTTGTATGCCTGAATTAATAGGCACATTAATAATTAACATATTTTGACTGGCGTAATAAGCTATTTGCCACCCAAAGTTAATAGAATAAAGGGTTGCAGCCTGAGAAATAGCGTAATAAATCTTGTCCGTTAAGTTTACCCGTGGGTCTAATCGGCTAGATTGAAGGGCTGAAGCTAAAGGAACTAAACCATCTTGGGTTAAAAGCAATAAATCGCCAGACCATTTAAAAAAGCATCTACGGTTAAATATATATCCTAATTGCCATACGCCTTTTAATGCCCAGGTTGCAGCATCATTAGGGTCTGTACCGTTATAAACAATAACTTCGCCCATATTGGTAACAAAAACTGCATAGTCATCTGCGCCTTGACCAGCATCTAAAGTCCATGTACCCATTGCTTGAATGTAGCCACCATTACGAGCAATACCACCAAAATCTAATGGTAAAGCTTCGCCAGCAATAGAATTGACGGGTAAATACCATACCCGCATACTGTTTTCTTCGGTAAAATACAGGCGATTTTTAAATAAATTGACATTAACAAATTTGTTAGAATTTATGCCGCTAATAACAAAATTAACGCTATATATTCCTTGGTAAGTTGCATAAGTTCCCGCAGTTGTAGCGTTAGAAACTGGAATAGATGCCATTATGTAACTAAATGTAGTAGTTCCAGTAACAACAATGTAATAACTTCCGTTATATTGGCTAGGAATAGCACCAGAAATAGTGACTACAGCACCCGTAGTTAATCCATGCGCTGTTGGGGTTGTTAAATTAGCTACAATGCCCGTCTTAATAATTGTAGACATGGTTTGAACCGCGACTACATAAGAGCCTAAAGTTGTTGGAATAACAACTGGCGTAGTTGCCATGACATAAGTAAATGTTGTTGTATTTAATACAGTAACAATAAAAGTGCCATTAAAATCACTAGGGGTAAACCCTGATACCGTAATTTGATTGCCTGTAATAAGCCCATGAGCCGTACTGGTAATAATTGAAGCTAAAGTGTCAGAATATCCAGCAGCAGAAATAGTAGCCGTGGCAAGGCTATAAGTACCTACAGTAGTTGCATTTGTGGCAGGTGCAGATGCCATTACATAGGTAAAAGAAGTAGCATCTACTTTAGTAATGTAAAAAGTACCGTTATATTCTGATGGTGTACATCCAATTACTGTAATTGTGTTGCCCGTAAAAAGATTATGGGCAGATGCCGTAGTAACAGTAGCGCCATTTCCTGTGCTTGTAATAGAAGTAATTGAAAAAGCCGTACCATTATTTGTAGAATTGGTCGCTGGCGTAGTGGCCATTACATAAGTAAATTGAGTAGCATTTAATACGGTAATTTTAAAAGTACCGTTATAAGCATTAGGCAATACGCCTGATATTGTGATGGAATTACCCGTTATTAAACCATGAGCTACATTAGTAGTGGCTGTGGCTAAAGTTCCCACATGGGTAATTGTATTTATTTGTTGTGCTGTTCCTGTTGGCGCTATATTTGTCCATTTTGTGCCATCATAAAATGTTGTAGCATCTTGACCATTACAAGCAACTAAAAAATGACCTCCAGCCGTTGTAATTTGAACGGTCTGCATTTTGTCTAAAGAAATGGTATGAACTGCTGCAGCCGTAGTACCCGATACATCCCAAATGCTAGTGCCAGCAGCAGCAAAAAGGTCTTGAGTCCCCGTACCCGCGTAATTCATTAAAGTATTAACAGGTAAAGCATTATTTAGCCCGTCAACAATACCCGTACAGGCCTTTGTATAACCTAGTCTTAATTGAACATCGGTAGGCGTAGGGTAAAGATTATTAAGAACTACCGCATCTAATGGCGGCATTTCAGCAATAGAATCCCTAGCGTTCCAACCCCCAATAGGGCTAGAAACCGAGGCTGTTACTGCGGTACGACCTTGAGGTTGTGCCATGATTAAGAACCATAACCAGTATCAGGAATATTGGCGTAACCAATAAGCACTTTGCTTGGGTATGGAGCAAATGATAGGTTAGCAGAGCCTTTATCGTTAGCTTTAACAACATTTAGATAGCGTACATAATCTTGCATTAATGATGTGGTATCAAAAGATTTAACTTGAAAATACTTTAGCTTAGTAAAAAGCACCATTAAACGGTCATCAAATACTGTTGTATCAGCATCTTGAGTAAAACTGTTTTTTACTTGTCCTGTAGACGATTCTGCCCAACCTTTAGAACGATACTCAAAACTTAAATATTCCTGAGTATTCATTAAAGGCCATATTTGGAATTTGCCACCTAAAATACGCCATCTAGCCCTTGGGCCAGTTGAGATATAACCAGACTTTAGCCATTGCCATTGCTGTGCATCTTCAGGGCCTAACATTTCCCAATGCTTAGTTTTGTCCCATTGAGTACGGTCTGTAATGGTTTCAAAGTCGGCAGGCATATCATAGATAGTCTGAGCAAAGAGAATATCTCCACTACCACTACCCGTCATCTTTTGACTTAGGGTAACAGTAGTGGGATTATCCAATGTAACTACATATGAGCTTTGCGGCACATTGTAGCCAGATACACTATATTGGTCGGTTAAACCATTGCTTTGCGCTAGATTAGTTAAAATATAAGAACCTTCTGTAGTGGTAGCTGTAGTGCTAATAGATTGCGTATAAAAACCATATTCTTTAGACAATGCTTGCCAGTCGTATTCTTTAACTAAATCATACCCAGCGCCATTCATCAAAGCCAAGATTTGTTGCGTATCTTGAGATGGATTGCCAGCAACATAGGAAGGAACTGCAAGATTTAGTTCTGCGGTGACTTGTTGCACCAACTGGAGCATTGTTTGGGACATATTAGGCCTCTACTACTTTCGGTTTGCGTGTTTTTGGTTTCGCAACAGCCGCAAGTATATTAGCCATTTGAACCTGCATTTCGGCTATTTTCGCATCTGTGTCTGCTTTAATTTTAGCATTTTCTTCTCTTAATGCTTGCAATTCTTCTTCCCTTTTGGCTATATCTGCCGAATCAGCAGCTAAATTAAGGTAGGCTTTAGCCTTTTGCCTAAAATTATGGGGGGACATTCCAGCAACCATACCAATTCTTTGAAGTTGTTGGTCAGAACAATGAGCAACTGCTTCTACGGTATAGAACTTCAATCCTCTAAGTTCATCAGCTTGGCTACGGGTTACTTGAGGCCATTGCTCAATAGGAGTGCCGCTAAACCCTTCTTGATTTCCAACCTTGTTTTGATAGTTAGCCCATTGAATAGGGAAACGGGTTTTATGGCTTTCTGCTGCATAAGTGTCAATTTCACTTAAAGAATCGCCAGGTACTAAGATTCTTACAAAATCAAATTCTTTAAAAATCGGTCTACCTGCGGCAATAGATTCTGCCTCTTGGTTTACAGACCGTTTATAGAATTGGACTGCTAATCGTGAATCTGCATTGGTGTTATCGGACTCGATGCCCATGAATATCTCCTAAAGTGGTTTAGGTACAACGGTTAAAAGAAAAAGGGCTACCCTTTTGAGATAGCCCCGTTTTTACAACATCTTCAATTTTTAGACTGAAGCCTTACCAAACCAACCATAGTCACCAGAAGCCATTGCTACCAATGGGCCTGAATATGTGCCTGCGGATGGGGTTGCGATAAATGTCGATGCGTTAACTGAACAAGTGGTTAATGAAGCTGCAATATCAGCACCAGCTTGAGCGAAAACATAACGAAATCCGTTTGAAGCAAAAACTTCAGCACCTAAAGGGCCAAATGAAGGCAGGTTAGGACTGACAACGGTTTGAGGATTATTCAAATCGATACCAGACAGGGGGGTAATTGTATATGCCATGATTTATTTTCCTTTTCTATGGATTAAGAGCCAGTTAACAAACCTTGGAGGAACGAGTTACTTGTTGTCAAGTTACCTGCCCAGCCATAGAGTTTAACAATTGCATCTTGGTTAATTGATTGACGCTCGCCACCGATAGGAACGAAATTACGCTCTTTATGTGGACGGAAAGATATGTAGTTGGTATTCAACATATACATATAAGTCGCTGTTTCTTGTGCGCCATAACCGCCACCCAAGACCACATCAGCAGAAGTACCACCACCGTAGAACTTGAGTGAAGCAAAACCAGCAGCACCCGATTCTTCAGCAGCAATACGCTGGATAGCTTGCAATGCGCCTACATAGTAGGTGTATAGCGTGTTACCAGCAACGATTAAGTCAGCCTTGTCTGTGCCACGAATCTGCTTAATTGAAGCAGCAGTCATAGCAGCAAGAATGGTAGTAGCCGAGGTTGCACCTGTGGTTACTTGATTCTGCCAGAAAGTCCAGTTGGCACGATTAATACCACCGTAAGTACCAGTAGTAGGAGTAGCCGAAACCGCAGCACCCAAACCATCTAAGTTCTTACCGCCATTACCTGTACCGTCACCATATAAGTCACCAGAAATACGGTTTAACAAACGAGCTTCAGAAACTTGCATACGACCATCTAACAGGTCAATGATTGCTTCTTTCGAGCTATTTTGTAACATTTCTAAACCACTCATTGTTACGCTATCAGCGTACTGAGCAATTTTGTATTGAGCAGCCGAAATAGGGCTGTCTGGAGAAATGTTTAACACTTCATATCCGCTATACGAGTTAGCGTTATTGGTGCTTGGGTCGTTATACATAATTTCTTCAAGGATTACATTACCGCCTGAAAATGGGCGAATGTTACCTTTGCTGTTTAGGCGCTGAAGAATTGCGTTGTTTTGTGTTAAGTTATCTGCCAATTCACCGCTACGAGATTGAATCGTGGTAGCGATAATATCGGTGATAGCACTATTAGCAAATGCCATGATATTTTCCTTTAAAAACGGCCAAAATTAGCCTGATTAAACCCGACCCCCATTATTAGCTTCCATTTGTTCCGCTAATATTGAGCGCCTATCCTTTTTATCTCCTGAAGTAGCTACTCCATTAGGTGTAACGGAGCGAGGACTAACCGCAGCAGCCTTAGCTTTAGCTACTTGAGATGCTTTTGAAACTTGTTTTTGCGCTTGAGTAAGGAGTCGTTCTTGCTCAATCGACCAAACATCATCGTTCATTCGCACCGCTTTGGCATAAGCCGTTTCTAGGTCTTGGGCAAAACCAGACTCAAGTAATTGAGCCATTTGCTCCCTAACCGCTTCAAAATGTGGAAACTTCTCCACATTACTACTAACCTTTGAGATTTCAGCCTGTAAACGGGCATCTTCCTCTTGTTGAAACTTACCCTTAATTGTGCTGACTTCATTATTCATATACTGAAGTTGTTGCATCAACTGCTGGGTATACGGGTCTTGTTGTTGTTGAACAATCTCACCGCTACTATTTAATTGTATACCATAATCTTGTGCAAGTCGTTGAAACATCTCAATCTTTTGATTTTGCGGTGCAGTAGATAACACCATGTGCGCTCTACCAAGATTATTAATCCATGCGGCAGGGCTAATTCCTTGTTTTTGTAGTTCAGGAACAAATGGAGCTATGGCTTCTTCATATCCTCTGGCCCTGTCAGCTTCTTGTTTATAAGTGGATACGCCTTTTTTATATTCCGACTCTCTTTGATTAGAATATTCTGCTAATTTGCGACCTTCTTCCGCAGTTAATTGCTGTCCTGTGGTGATTTTGTCCCAAATTGGGAGATACTCTTTTTTCCAAGTGCTGGGGCGAGGTAATGCATCCTTTGGCGCATCCGTATTCTCATCGTTATATTCCGCAGACTCCTGGGCAGGTTCTTCTTGCACGACTTCATTATCAACTTCCGCTTTAGCGGATTCTTTGGAAATGTTGTCCTCAACCACTTCAATAGTCTTTTCGTCAGGTACATCTAAAGTTCCTTCTTCTGATTGTTCAAGGGCGTTTTCTAACATATCCCGTCTGCTTAATTCGTCTGCCATGTGATTCTCCTATTTGTATTGAAGTTTTGCGTATGCTAGTTCAGCAATTTGCTGTTTTCTTGCCTCTTTTGATTTGGTACTCATGTCTACAGTTTTGTGGGCCGTAGGCACATCATTTCCAAGCTCAATCATTCCATGTTGCTTTAAATGGCTTCTATGGTGGCTACGGCTTTTAATCCAAGTGCCGTCTACCATTGATACATAACCCCCAATATCAGGCATAACCATGTGGGTTAGCTGTTTAGGTTGGGTTTGTTTTTCAATCCATGACTTTTTAGCTTCTTTTAAGCCAAGGGTAGGAGTCCAAATCTCCATAAAATATTCCTCATCGGACAATTTTTGGACATGACTGCTTTCACTCCAGCCGCATTTAGGGCAAATCATTACATTCTCCTTATTAAATCGGGTATTTGGTCGTATTCTTCAGGTCTTAAAGCAACTACAGAGTCATACCAACGCCCATTTTTCCAACGCCAGCATACAAATTCTTCTTTGGGCAGTAAAACAATGGTCTTTATACCTAAAGCGCCTGCTAAGTGAGCAGTTCCAGTATCAACAGTTACTATGCCTTTACAGGCTTTCATGTGCTGGGCCGTAGTATTCCAATCAAGCTGCCAACCGTCATTGGGCAAAGGTAAGAAATTCCCATTGCCTTCAGGGTTAAAGCTATAACAATCATCTCCAACTAGTTCTGTTAGCTGATGTGGGTGAACTGACTTGATATAGTGCAGATTGCCCTTAGAAGCGCCCCAGTTGACCCCAATCTTTTTAGGTATATTGGTAGCCACCACATCAAAATAACCCTCTGAAGCCACGATTTTGGTTTTTGTTACAGGAAATAAGTTTTTAACATAGGGCATTGCCAAAGAAATGTAATAAGGTAGCGAAATGTTCCCTATCCAATAATCTGAGCCTAAAACATCATCGCCTTCAATACCATTAGTTAGGACATCGACACATTCCATTTGCCCAATTAACCTAAGAACCGATTGATGGGCCAAGAATGTAACCTTTTTTGCGCCTAAAGCTTTAAGCGCTGGTAAGAATCTAGCGTATTGGAATATATCCCCAAAGCCTTGCTCGGCTTGGACTACGATAGATTTACCTAGTAAGGACTCGCCCCGCCAAGGGGATACACCTCTAGGCTTTTGAGCATAAGCATCAATAAGATTACCCTGAATTTCAGGATGCCAACGGTATTCAAATAAACGAAAACCAGCTTCATAACGCCCTGCGTGTAGGTGTTCGTAAGCTAATTTGTATTCTTGATGTGGGTTTACAGTAGTAATAATAGTGCCTGTTCATCGTCTAGTTCAGCTTGGCGCTTTGCTTCTAAAACCGCTAATTCTTCTTCCAATTTCTGTTTAGCTTGTCTTATAAGCACCGCATCAAACAAATCTTGTTTTTGTCGTTCAAGATTAGCGATGAGAGCATCATATTTGGTTACTTCTGACGGTATATCTTCGCTAACCTGTTGTTTGGATTCTACTTTATTTTTCTTAAGTCTAAGGGCTTTTGCCTCAAGGTCTACTAAATCCCGAATAGTTTGTTTGCGGGATTCTTGTTCATTCTTAAAAGCTAATAGGCGATTTTCTTCAGCTTTTCTACGCTTTTTTTCTAAATTTTTATAGTGCTTCCATTCTTCTTTAGTCCACCCATCACCACCTGTAAAAGCGGGAGTTGGTGTTATGTCTATTTGAAATGCGTTGTTTTGAAACGCATTAGATTGGAAAGCTGTAATCATTTTAAGGTGCTACATTTTCCCAAAGATAGGTACTTGTGTTTAACACCCAATCACCTTCAGTTGTTGGTTTTGGAGCATAAAACACGCCTACAACGCCATCAATAACTACTGACTCATCTAGCGTATAACCAATACCAGCATAGTTAGCACGAAGTGGTGTGCCACCGTCAGGTGTCATTGGTTCGGCAGGAGGGCTAGGTGCGTAATGCACATTACCGTATGTGTTGTAGTCTGTTTGTACCCAATAACCAGCCTGAGTGTCAACAAACTCTTGGTCTGCACGAATAACATCAATTACTTCTTTTTTTGATGGTTCGCTTGTTGCTACACATTTTGCAAAATACATATTAATTACTCCATTGTTCAACAGGTGGTGTAGGCCAAATTGGGTTGGCTACAGGGTTTACAGCATAGTTACGAATTGTGCTTCTATAAGCTACAAATTCAGCTTGATTAACTAAATAAGGGTTTGATTTTAATGGGTCGCCCACATCAGGAATGGCAGACCAATCTGTACTATTCAATATTCCAGTTGCAATATCTTTGCATCTTATGATTAATTCTTGTGGTGTTGGTTGGGGTGGAAGTGGTGCAATAAATTGACCATCTACATAAGTCCAACCAGGGCTAGCAACATCGCTTTGCACAGCAATAATTGGATTTTCAAATCCAGGCGGA